CCGGCAGCGCACACTAGCCAGTCATTAGCCTCGATGCCATATGATTCGGGGATATTCTCGACAATCCACTGCTCATAGTCGCGGCCGAACTTCATGAAAGCGTTGTCCGGTATTTCAGTCGGGTTCAGCAAATAATTAAGTTGCTCACGGAACCCTGACGGTGTGCTGGCTTTGGCGACAGCGGTAGCGGACACACCACGACGGCGAGCCCGATACCATTCGTCAGTGCCCGCCTGTGCGATTTTGCGCGAGTTCATTTAGTATCCTTTCGGCGAGTTGTGTCTGCCTTGCGGTTAAGTCTTGCACATACCTCCGACGGCTATTCGATTTGCTCATCGGCTGGATGCCGTTGCGGATCACACGAGTTTGACGGTAGGGGCGTGTCCACTTGTCCCGGGACTCGAGGTTGCGCTTGAGCGTGTCCCTCGCCGCTTTGCGGTCGCGGCGGTCTGCCATCCACATCTCTGCCCGGATGCCGTTCAGTTCCTGCCTGACTTGCTCGTACAGTTCAGTGTTCACGGTTGCCGTACTTTTCCGCCCACCATACTGTCGAGCACTGTCCGTTGAACACGATGTTGTGGTTAATCATGTGCATCGTTTCGTTAGGGGACACTGCGCCACAGTATTCGCAGACCATGATCACTGGAACATATGCGACTGGCTGGGGTTCGTCGTAAACATCCCAGTCGAACAGGTATTCGCTATTCGTCATCGTCGCCGCCTATGCGAGTGCCAGCCTTGTTCAAATTGTGGTAATGGCGTGTAAGGTCGTGGCGGCCGACCTGTGCGAGAGCTTTGGCAATTGCGCCACCGCTACGGTTCAAAGCCTTAACGACACGCTCCGGGTGCAGACCGTTGTCGTGCAACCATGCGGCCTCCTCGCCAATCTCCTGACGGCTCATGCGCGACTCTTTCACGACCGCACCGCACCATACAACATGACGCCGCAGCCGAGCATCGCAACCATTAGCCCGGTCTGGACTGCACCGTTCGGTGTCCCGGTAATCTCCATGAACCCACCGGTCGCGGCGATGACCGCACCGAGGGTCGTCATGGCGACACCAACAGCGTACGCGATCATGCGGCGACCTCGCTTGCGTAGGTGATGGCCTCGATGACCGAGCATCCGCCGGCCATGTAGTCAGCAATGTCGTAGTCCAACAGTCCCTGCTCGACCAAGTGCCACAGGTTAGCCTCGAACCCGAGGCAAGCGTTGAAGAAGATGGCGGCGTAGTTCATGGCGTGACCGGCGGAGATGACCCGGTAGGCGTACAGGTCGAACAGCCACGAGGCTTCGAGGAAGTCCAGAACCTCGGACAGGGCGGTGGTGTCGTTGAAGCAGTTGGGGCAGATGGTGTCGGTTCCGGCGATCGTGTCACAGGACTCGCACACGAGGGTGTCCTGGAGGGTGGGCATCTGGCTGATGTGGATGGTGGTCATTGGTCTAGTCCTTTCAGGGAGTGGGTTAGGCGGCGTCGTCGAATTGTCCGGCGATAGTTGCCCAGATAGCGGATATTTCGCTTGCCAGTTCGCAAGCAAGCGCGTAGTTCCCTTGGCGGTTAGCCTCTTTAATCTGGTTAATGTACTGACGGGTCCAGGTTACGTCGTCCTGGAGTTCTGACTGTGTCATTACCTTGCTCATTTTGTTTTCCTTTACTTTGGAGGGCTTATGTTGTGGTGCCCTAATGTGACTAAGTTAGCACACTTTTTCCACAGATTACCAAATTGCAAACAATTTTGATAACAGTTTGGTAACGGCAAAGAGATGGGGGACACCGCCCACAACAGCAGTGCCCCCCTAGAGTGCCCACCGGGAAAGGATAACCGGGGGCAAAACCTTTAGTGCTCTTTCAGGAACTCGTAAGGGTCAACATTTCGACCCTTGGCCTTAATCGCGAGGTGCAAGTGCGCACCATAGTGATCGGGCTTGCCGAACCCGGAACCACCGACGAAGCCGATAACATCCCCAGCGACAACCTTGGTGCCGTTCTTGACATTCAACTTCGACAGGTGCAGATACTCCGATGTGTACCCTGCGCCGTGGTTGATGACGACCATGAGACCGCCAGCACCAGCACCCACACTGTTCGCCAAAGTCACCACACCGCCCTGACAGGCCTTGACAGGGGCACCGACGGCCTTGGGGAAGTCCAGCCCGGGATTCACCGAGCCGCGAGCCTTATGCTCTGCGAAGCCGTCCAGCATCGTGTAAGGGGCATTCACCGGGAACACCCAACCCGACTTCTTAGCAGCTGGTTTCGCTGCGGGTTTCTTTTTCGCGGTCATACTGTTGCTCCGTTCATAATCTGCGCCACCATGATGCCGATAGCGGCAAAGATGCCCGACACTCCCCACACTTTCACCTCAAGCGACCGGATGCGGCGTTCATGATCGTCGACCTGTTTCGGGTGGTCTCCCAAACGCACCTCAAGTTCCACGAGCTTCTCGTAGATTTTCTCGAGGGTGATTGTCACACCGTGCGGCTCAATCACTTGCTCGCCTTGGTGAACGCTTGGTCAATCTCGCCGTTGTCAATGACACCATCGGCAACATACGCACGAGACAAGGCCTCTGCGACCTCCATGACACCGACGAACGCGGCCATGAGTGCGGACTGCCACAACTCGATGCCTGCGACCGTACCAGCCGCAAGGACAGCGGACACTTTAAGCACGATAAGCGCAGCCATACGCTTCAAAATCGTCACAAACAGTTTTGCCATTAGTAGAACTCCCTCAATCGTAGTGTGCACATAATTGTCTCCGGGTTAATCTCCCACTGGATACCGACGATGACGGCAGCCTGTGCGAGTCCCCCAGCCACAGATGAATTGACCACATCGTGCTGCTGGAATAAGTCCAGTGATGCGGCAGCAGTGAAGTCCTCTGATGCGTTCCACCGCAACTCGGTTGCTTTCCGGGTCGTGTCAGCGAATCGGTCAATGAGCGAGTCGAGGACGAACGGCAAGTCGTTGACGAACCTAGCGGACTCCGACCAGCCCGGTTGCCCGAACCACGAGTAAAGGAACCCGGCAGTGTCCTCGGTGTCGCCACTGAAATAGGTCATCGTGTCCGTCAGGCTTGTGACCTCGAAGAAACAGAACGCATCCGCATACAACTTCGCACCGATAGCAAAGTTTGTGCCACCCGACCGCAAGAAAGTCACACGCAGTTTAGCCGTCACCGCTGTAGCCGGGGCAGTACCAGAATGGCTAGCCGCATACCAGGTGCGGATGTTCGTCATCGTCACCGGTGTGCCAGTGATCGTGCTAATCACCGCACCGTTGTCGTCATACCAGATAATGTCCGCGCGTAGTTGTGCATCAGTTGCGGTCGTGTACCGGGCACCACGGACTAGGAACTTGTAGCCGTACCCGGCAATCACTGGAATCCCCTCGGCACCGTCATGGTTGTACATTATCGAGGTCGTCGCGGCAGCAGTAAGGAAAGTGCGGCGCAGACCATACTCGCCATCATAAGCATCAAAGGGGGTTGCCTCGAGGCTGGGCTTGAAGCGTCGGATAGTTGTCACCGAACCCGAGTCCACCAAATACCCATTCGTGTCATATTCGAAATTGGGGTTCCAGCACAGGTTGATGTCACGCTTCACATTATGCGTGTTGAAAGTCAACGGCACACGAGTCTGGACAGCCGCACGGCGCTCGCCATACAGTCCCACACTCGTCGCATCCGATGCAGTCCACACCTCATCAGCGAACACACGCAGTTTCGGGTTATTACTTGCACGGATCATCGAACGGTTATCCGTCGTAATAATGTTGCTAACATTCTTAGCCGTCGACTCCACCACAATATCGGTGTAGTGCAACCCTGTCGCACCGTCGGTGAAAGTGAGGGGGCTAGGGTTCGACCCAGTCTCTGCAACAGCCTGAATGCCACCAGCCGGGGCATGGTTCGTCGTCGCACTCGTCTTAGCCGAATACCAGTAACGGCGGCCACCGTCCGGGAACGATGCACAAACAGCATCCAAGTGTTCCGCAACCGTCGCAGTCATATCCGTCTGGGCGACCGAGTTCGATGAGAACCCGGAATCGTAGGCAATCAAGTCAAACCCTGTAGAGATGGCATCGTTCATGCCGTCGATAGCGGCAGCAGCCGTCATGTTGATGCCATAAACCGATGTCATCGGGTAAACCAGTGACCCCTCTTTGGTCACATTCGCAGTCAACGCAACCCAGTCAGAGCACGACAGGGTCGTGACCTCATATGAGCGACCCGGTTCGTTCTCGTCGAACACGGTCACGGTGGCGACATCGTTCACAAACCCAGCCCAGATGTTAGACCCTTGGATGCGGACACGCACCCACCAGCCCACCAGTGGGACAGTAGACAGGTTGTTGAACATGGCCGTCATCTGCCCGACCTGTGTTTCGGACTCGCCAGCAATAGCGGCATCGCCGCCACGGTTCGCGGTCGCGTTCAATAGATCGGCGGACAGGTTCACCCATGTCGGGGTCACATCAGTGTTATCGGCGACCTCGATGGTGACATCGCCGTAAAGGGGTTCGGTCCATACCATTATCGACGACCGTTCATGCGGTTGTAATCCTTGAGGACTCGGGCGACAGACTTGCCAGCGGACACCGAATCAACAGGGGCGTTAAAGTTCACGACAGTCTGTGCAGCGTATGGGTTAGAACTTGTCCCAGTGTTCTCAATATTGCCCCAAGTTGAAGTCCCCGACGGCGCATCCCACTCGTGCATCGTGCCATATTTCGGGAATGTCTGCATTTTCCATTCGGTGAATGTCTGGAACATACCACCGAAGTCACCAGTCAACAAGCGAGCAATACCAGTCAATGTGAACAGCATCCACATCAGCACTTCGTTCACCACCGCTAGCGAACTGGACATCGCTTCAGCAAAGTCAGCAACAGCCTTTTTGCCACGAGGTGACTCCAAGAACTCAATAAACTTAACAGCACCATTCCACAGGCGTTCGAACGACTCTTTTACCTCGGGGTCATTAAACGCAACTTTAAAGCGGTCAAAGACCTCACCGAGCCACACCTTAAGGTCAGCGATGCCCTGCTGTGTTTCCTTAGAGTTCAGCCAGTCAGCGAACTGCTGAATCAACTCACCCACAACAGGCAACAACTCAGTGCCGATAGCCGTCCCAATGTTTGCCAGATTAGCGCTCAAGCGAGACTGCGCACCAGCAAGCGTGTCAGACTCGCGGGCAAACTGACCGGAAGCATCAGCAGACTGCTCAAGAATCAACTTGTAAGCCGCCGTCAACTTCTCATTCTTAGTCAGCTGCTTCTCCGAGTCCTTACCCGAATCCGTCAGAGCCCTCTGGTTGATTTCTGCCTGTGACAGTGCGACACCGAATCGGCGGATAGGTTCGAACTCGCCACGCAGGGCAGCGTTCATCGCCTCCGCTGCTTCCTCAACAGTGCCGCCATAAGTAGCCGCCAAGTCCGATGCGCGTTGCACGAGGATATCAGTCTTGCCAGCCAGTTGATCCATGGGGACGCCAGCCTTTTTCAGCAGCGTACCTGTCAGCGTGGCAGTCCTGTTGTAGGCCTCCATAGAGAGACCCATTTTGTTAGCAGCATCAGTCGCAAACTTAGCAACCTGTTCAGCCTGGCCCTTAAAGACAGCCTCAACACCACCGACAGACTGTTCGAAGTCTGATGCCATTTTGACAGCGGCAGCACCCATCGCAGCGGTTGCACCGAGCACCATGCCAGCGCCAGCAGCGACACGCTTACTGAAGTTGACCAAGTCACCTGCGGCGTTTGTCAGTCCGCGACGGAATCCCTTGGTCTGGGCGACCAAGGTAATCATCATGTTACCGCTTCCGGCCATGAGTCTTCTCCATTTCCTTAATAATCGCGTTACGCTCTCGCCAAGTTAATTGCCTGTATTCAGTTGGTGTCATCCGTAAGTGGACTACGAATGCCGCAATCTCTGCGGCTCGTTCATCCGCTACTGCGCTTTTGGGTCTGACCCTGTTTCAAAGATGCTGGCCAGTTCTGATGCTGGCAAGTTCTTAGCATCCGCGATAGTGAAAGCCGGGTTCTCGCGGCGCTTCACGATCCACACGAATGCTGTGCGCAGTTTGCTGGATGTGCTGTCAAGGTCAGCAATCTGAGAGATAGGAAGACCAGCATAGGCCTCGATGTCTTCAATCTCTCCAAGGGTGATGTCGTTAAAATCCACTAGTTCTGAATCCTTTCCGGTTAAGCCACTGCTCGATGTTGCGGTTAAACATGGCTACGATTTTGGGTTTTGCTGCATCGCGTGAGTCACGCAGGTAGGTATTCGGTTTAATGCGTTTACCGCTTTTCTTGAAGTACCTACCTAATGATATCGCCTTAGCGTACGGTGTCCGGGCAAGACCGATGCCACCGAATCGCCGGGCAGTACCACCGCCACGCATATTCACTTTTTTAGATGCCTGTCCACGCAACGACATGGCCAAACGGCCAGACACTACAGGGACACGCTTGCCAGCCTCACGCATCGTAATAAGCGAGGCCTCTTTAATCCACTTTTCGAACAGGTTGCGCTCCATGCCCATTTCTAGCAGGGCGCGGCGAGTAGACCAAAGACCATCAACGCGTGTGCGGCCAAGCTTGTCGGTGGAGACCGTTAAGCCTCCACCGATGTGCTTGGGGCGTACCGCGATTATGGGCAATTGTTACGGGGTGGTGTCGAGGGTGACGTCACCAACGACGTCCATGCGAACGCCATCGAACGAGAAAGTGCCATCGGACGAAGCATCGCCACCGATAGCGAACGAACCCTTAGCAGGGATACGCAGCGTACCAGTGAAGTGAGGCTGCGACGACGACGGTGATGCGTTGCCGTGAGGTGCGTAGATGAACGCGACTTCCGATCCTGCGTCGTCCCATGCGGCCATCCAGAACGAAGTCGTTTCAGTCGACTGCACACCGGATACGGTGAAGAACCAGTCACGACGACCACCCAGAGATGCGTCATAGAAAGTGTTTACATCTGACGATGCGTCTTCCGACTGGAGCATGACAGACGAGAAGTCTGCCCAGTAGTCAGTGCCACCGATGCTCAACTTGAGCGCGTTGGCTTTAATACGAGTTGAAGTTGCCATTAGTTACCCTTTCTAGAGTCTGGCGTTTTGATAAACAGTGAAAGTCGTACCCAAATAAACGACACCGTTGATGTCGACCCCGCCCGGGGCGGCAATCTCCGACAGGTAGAACCCCGGCGCATCATGAACCGCAATCAGCAGCTCCTCCACGAAAGTGTCCAAGTTGTCCGTCATGGCCTTGTTCGTAGCCGTCTGCACGGCCACGGTCACA